CCGGCGTGGCGGAAAGCTGCTTACGGCTTCGGAGGTTATGATGAGTAAAAAGAAAAACAGACCGCAGACAATCGAGACCGCCACAACGGAGGTTTTCGATACAACGGTGACTACTGACACGGTCACCACGGACGCGTTCAGCAATCCGGCGGCACGGACGGGAGCAGGCACGCTTGCCGTGATGAACGGCACGGACTACCCGCTGACCCGGCTGTCGGAAAACTACGCGCTGTTAACCAGTCTGTACCGCTCCAACTGGATCGTGCAGAACATCGTCCAGCTGGTTCCGCAGGATATCATGCGGAAGTGGTTCACCTTAAAGACCGCGGCGGACAACGAATACATAGACCAGTTCGAGCGCGTGGTGCGCAAGACGCACCTGAGAGCCAAGATGACCGACGGCATGTGTTGGGGCAGGCTCTACGGCGGCGCAATCGGGCTGATACTGATCCGGGGGCAGGATGATCTGTCCCAGCCGCTGGACATAGAAACGATCCTTCCCGGAACATTCCAGGGCGTGCATATACTCGACCGGTGGAGCGGCGTGTTCCCTGAAGGTTCGATAGTCAAAGATCCGGACGATCCTGATTTCGGGTTGCCGGAGTATTACACGGTGCGCGGGGCAAACGAGGAATTCATTGCCAACGTGCATCATTCGCGCGTGGTGCGGTTCACAGGGCGTGCGCTTCCCTGGCAGGAAGCGGTGACAGAGCTGTATTGGGGCGAATCCGAGATCGAGTCAATATTCGATGAGGTCGTACGGCGCGACAACGTAGCGGCGAACATCGCAGAGCTGACTTTCCGCGCGAATGTGGAATACAGAGAGGTCGAGGGGCTTGACCAGTTATTAGGAATCGGCAACAAGGAAATGCAGCGCCGGTTCTGGAACATGATGCAGGCTCAGGCGATCATGCGAAGCAACCAGGGCATCAGTCTCGTTAATAAGGGCGATGCGGTACACACAGAACAGTACACCTTCGCGGGACTGGCTGATGTATACGACCGCGTTATGATGGACGTAGCAGGCGCGGCAAGGATACCTGTTACAAAGCTGTTCGGGCGCTCCCCTGCGGGCATGAATGCCACCGGTGAGTCCGATCTGATCAACTATTACGATTACATAGACGGCATCAGGGAAAACACCTTCCGGCCGGTTCTGGAAAAGCTGCTGCCGATCATCTGCATGTCGACATGGGGCATGGTGCCGGATGATCTGGATATCGACTTCCCGCCGATGCAGACCCCGGACGAAGAAAAGAACGCAACCATCGCAGAAAAGAAAGCCGGAACGATCATCACGGCATTCAATGCCAACCTGATCGACAAGGAAACGGCTGACAAAGAGCTTCAGGCGATTGATGGCATATTTGACAAGATCACCGATGAAATGGCGGAGGAAGGCCGCGGCGTGACCGCGGTCGACATTCTGGCCATGCGCGATCCCATGTCGGGACTGATGGGCGGTGAGCTGAATGCCGATTATTAGAAAACCCGCACCGGGACAGCTCAAAGCTGACCGCATGCGGATGATATATCTGAGAGCTGAGCAACAGATCCTCAAAGAGATCACCCGCAAGAGGAATCTGGGGCTGGTCGACTTCAGCGAGGTGGCAGCGCTCCAGAGGGTGCAACAGATCCTCAGGGACATGACCGCAGAGGCGGAAGAGTACGCGCCGGTCATGATCAAGATGCAGTTTTACGGTCAAGAAGACTTCCCGTCTGCACCGATGGGCTATGAGAACGCGGGGATGCTTACCACCGCGCAGACGTCCATCGTGGAGCGGCTGACCGAGAATCTTATGGTCGATATCGAGACCGCGGCGGCCACGGCCTACGAAAGCGCTGAGAACTTCCTTGCTTTGGGACGCACCGAGGCTGACCGGTTCCGCATGCTGACCCTTGAAGAGGTCGCAAGGCTTGAAGCGGAAGGCAAGGGCTGGAACACCATACAGAGAGAGATGGCGGCAAAGTTTCAGGCTCAGGGCGTGACCTGTTTCGTGGATAAGATGGGGCGTAAATGGGGACTGACACAGTATTGCTCCATGGCTACCCGCACCACCCAACGACAGGCTCAGGTTGCGGCGGCGCTGACCGCTGATGACTGGGATCTGTGGCAGATCAGTAAGATCGGAAGCACCTGCCCGCTGTGTTCGACGTATGAGGGCAGGGTTTACAGCAAGTCCGGCACCGATCCCGACTATCCGCCGCTGACAATGGCATTCGGTAAGATGGATCCGGCGGGCATGAACGATCTGTCGAACAGCTACTTAAACATTCATCCGAACTGTCTGCACTCACTGGTACGGTACACCACTGCGGGCAAGACCGACGAACAGATCCAGCGCGACAAGGACTTCTCGAGCTTCGAGAAGCGCCCGGCGAATGTGGACTACCGCACGAAAAAGCAACAGGAAGCCTACCGGCAAAAGGAAGCAGAGCGTGCGGCATTCCGGCGCGACATGAAGCAGTTCAACAAGTACAAGGCGGCGCTGGGCAAGGACTTCCCGAAGACCTTCGAGACCTTTGAGAAGCACAAGAAGGCCGATGATGAGGTCTACAAGGAATGGGAGCGGAAGTTTAGGGAGCTGGGCAAAGCCGCAAAGCAGATAGAACTTGAAGAGGTAACGGTATGATTTCATATTATGGCTATACGATAAGCCCTAACCAGTTAGAGACCGGTGAGGGCTTTTTGATTTGCCGGAACGTGCCTATCGCGCGGATCGGTATGCAGGATTACATAGGCCGCGAGATCGGCATGGAGACCGACGAAGTGATCCAGGTGAACAGACCCGAGGCGGAAGTCTTCAGTGCGGCGGCTATGGCGTCGTTTGAAGGCAAGCCCGTAACGGATGATCACCCGACAGAGCTTGTCACGCCTGACAACGTTTCACTGTACGAGAAGGGACACGCCCAGAACGTGCGGCGCGGGACGGGTGAGTTCGCTGATTATCTTGTGGCTGATCTGCACATACACGATGCAGAGCTGATAAAGGCGATCAGGGACGGCAAGCGGCAGATATCCTGCGGCTATGAGTGCGAGTATGTCGAGACTGATTCCGGCATACAGCAAACCAAAATCAGAGGAAACCATGTAGCAGTCGTTGACGAAGGCAGAGCCGGCGCGAAGGCTGCGATCATGGACTCAATAAAAAAACAGCCTGAAAAGGCAGAAAGGAACAAAAGAATGAGCAAGAAAAGCACATTACTGAAGCTCTTCGGTATTGCCGCTTCCGGTAAGTCCGAGGAGGAAGTCGCAAAGCTTGCGCTTGATACCGCGGATGCCCTGGAAGAGCAGATCGAGGAGAAAGTCGAGGAAAAGGCTGAGCTCCCCGCCGGGGACGCAGAACCCGAGCTGAGCGCAAAGGAACAGGCACAGGTCGAGGAGAAGGTTGCCGATGAGATCACCCTTGCTGATCTGGCGGGCAAGCTCGACCAGCTCATCACTCTTTTGTCACCGAAGGCGGAGCCTGAAAAGGCTGAAGTTGAGGTCAAGACGGAAGAGGACATCGACAGCGCCCTCAAGGAGCTGGGCGATGAGACCGGCGAGGAATCTGTTGTCGTTTCCGCGGAGGAAATGGACGAAGAGGCCACCGAAGAGGTCGCAGCTACCGAAGAGGTCAAGACGGATGCATGCGGCGCAAAGGATACCGCGCTCGATGCGGCTATGCAGCGTGCGATCCTGAAGACTGTCCGCGATGCCGTTGCCGGTATCAAGGATGAGACCGAGCGCAAGTCAGTCACTGATGCGGTTTTGAAGGCCGTACGCACCAAGAAGAGCGATCTGGAGGGAATACTTGAGAGAAAGTATACCCCTAAGACCAATGATTCAAACGAGGATATTCAGGCGCGTTATAACGCCATGAACCCTCACAAACACTAAGGAGGTAAAAGATCATGGGAAATGTAATAGGTTTAGTCATGAATAACGGCTTTGCTGGAGCATATTCCAGACAGCCCGATCAGATCATCGACACAAGGTTCGCTGGCAGCGGCGGAGTTGCTTTCGGCCAGGCTGTAAAGTACAGCTCAGGCGCTGTGGTTGGTTTCGGCGCAGGTGATGCCGCTACCGCTTTCGTGGGCGTTGCTACCCGCGAAGTGAAGACCACCGACGTAAACGGATATGCAGGATATGCTGAGAGCGAGCCCGTGCCCGTAATGAAGCGCGGCCGCGTAAACGTTAAGTGCAACGTGGGAACCCCGGCACTCAATGGC